CACCGCTTGTTCTAACTCACCTCTTAGTGAATCAGAAAGCTGATAGTCATGCTTAGTGACCAGATGCTTAGTAATATAATCAAAGTATCGTGTGACTGTTTCACCCCATGTCTCCCTTCGTTGCTCATCCTCTTTCCATCGGGCGTACCGGGAAAGGGCTATAAAATTCTGGTAGTCTGTTGGTAGATAGTTGTTCATTGCGTCACTCCGTTAGTGTTTTTATATGTCTAATTTCGGCACCGTCTACGTCATAGAAGTATTCACGTATGCCATCCTCAATCTCCAATCCCACGTCCTCGTCAGCGGGGATTGGGTATTCGTCGGGGTCAATGTCAATGTTGATGTATACTTTAACTCTCATCGTACATGCCTTCGACTTCTTCAATCAGCTTAGTGAGATACCACTGAGCCTTCTTCAAATCCTCTGTACCATTCTTGTAGCGATAACGCCATAGGTATTTCAGAATGTTACCTTGTAGGTAATGTTCGTAGCCTTCACCAGTTGCAGCAGCAATGGCGTCAATACACTCAATGCCAGCCTTGTTGTAGTGAGGCGGACTGTTTACCATGTCTTCTTCTTTGGCTCTCATTTTCATGTACTCCTCATGTCTCACTATGCACTGCCTTTGGTCTTGCTTCCGAAACTCAGGTGAATAACATTACCTTCTTCCTGCGTGAAGATCAGACCTTCCTCATCTTCTAGCATATCTTCATCCTCTCTGTCAACAACCTCCATCACATATGTATGCACTAGGTTACGCAGAGATTCGTCTTGTTCCATGATAGGTATAGTGGCGCACATCATCTTGCAGAAGTGCATAAGTTGCGTGTAGCCTTCATCGTTAAGCGGATTGTCAGCCTGAGAGATGATAGATATAGCCACCTCACCTGTCCACTCGCCGTCCACTTCCGTTGGGCGTACTCTGATTACGAAGTCGCCTTCATCTATTGATTCCATGTTCTACCTCCTTTTCACTTTGGTTCCACTGAACTTGATAAACTTGGGATGCTTGTTCTTTCCTTTTTCCTTCAGCCAATCCTCTGGGATGATGCGGTCATAGTATCGAAACCCATACTTAATACACCACTCACCGTAGGTTGACTTGGCACCCTTTCGTAACTTCCTCCTACTATTCTCGAAAACAAAGCGAATGTCAAGCTGCGGATGCTGCTTCTTAATGGCAAGGTGTTTCCTTCTATCCGCTGCTGTGAACATGCCTTTGGTCTCAATGATGATCCCATTGTACAGCACGAAGTCAGGAGTGTAGGTGCGGTACGCTAGGTCTTCCCACTCAATCTTAACCTTCTCGTAATCGTAGATCACTTTCAGTTCATCAAGGTAGATAGATAGCTTGTGTTCTAGTCCGCTCCTGTATCCATACTTTCGTGCTGCACGAAATTGTTTGTGATTAGGCATCAGCCACACTCACGTACCCAACTGTCTTGGGCTGCTTGGCCTGTGACGGAATAGAAGGACGCTCCTCCAATCCATCCCAACAAGCGAAACGATAGCGACAGAAGACACAGTTTTGGTCGAGGACCATGTTGCCTGTCTCCTTGCCTCTGAATGTTTCAGGTACAGCATCGAAGCAACGCTTGAACTCATTCTTCTCAAGGTCATCTGCTGTCTGCTGTATATCGCTCACTTCCTTCTCAATGTCAATACCTGTAGCTGGCACGTACTTGAACTCGCCATTGGCTTTGTTCACTACCCACCATCCACCGGCACGTTTACCTGACGCCTTCGCATAGCCAGCAAGCTGTGCTATGTAGCCGAAAGGATCACCATTGCTCAGAGTTTCAAAGCAGTCAAACTTGTTGTTATACGACCAATTAGATGCTGACTTAATATCATCAACAGCACCATCAATAACAATATCGTAGGTGCCAGAGACGGATGCACCATCCTCAAGGTCGAGTGTAACTTTTTTATCGTCTTCATACTTTACTCCTGCTTCTTTGAGAAGTCCTTTGAAGACAGCTTCAACGATGTCTCCAAGCATCATGTTCATTACGAATGTTGTTGGCAGAGGCAATGCTTTCTCTGGCGCGTTCTTATCGAACCAGAGTTGGCAAGTCGGCCTACCTACGTTTGACATACGTAGACCAAACTCACCTCGCTTGTTACCCCCGCCAAACTGACGCGCAACAGCACCCATGACATCCATGCCAATCTGTTGGATTGTCTCAGACGACATGGTGGACTTACCATTAGCGGCATTCTCCATGTACTGATGCACTGCCAGTTCGGCAGGATGTTTCATTATGCTACCTCATCTTCGTCAATGTCAATCATGTCAGCCAGACCATCGGTGATGGCTACATCGTCTTCATCATTGCGTGACGTAGATTTCTCTGCGTACGTGTTGATGATATACTCGTTGTAGTTCTGCACCCACGCCATGAAGTCGGTGAACAGTGCTTGATCAGACTGCTCAATCTCCACGATGTTAGTCAGGTTGACAGTAGTGACAGGCAGGAAGAAGCTGTTGCCATTTGGCAGCTTACGCTCTTCGGTAGCCGCATCGACTACGTGCTGGATGGGCAGACGCTTCTGCTTTGCAAAGGTAGTGAACACGTCACCCCAGCCTTTGAATGCGTCACGATTATCCACCTCCCAGATAAATGGGGTAGCATCCACTTCGACAGAGTTGCCTTGATCATCTGTTGGGTTAATCAGTTCAACTGTGCCAAAGATCACACGCACCCGCTTGATCTGCTTGATCAGTTCTTGTGTCTTCTCAGGCAGTGACTTGAAGTCTTTGATATAACCAGCGGGTTTGCCGCAGTTAAACTTGCCCTCGTTGTCCTTGAGGTCGATGTTCAAGTCATCCGCCATGACAGTCTTGACATAGCGGTTGGGTGCAGCACCCGATCCTTTCACGAAACGCTTGTACATGAAGCGTTGCATGTATGGCCGGATACGTACAGAGGAAGCGTAGTAGGTAGGACCATCTGGAATCTCCAGTTTATAGCGTCCACCTTCAACGACCTCTACGTTTACCTTCTTGCCGTTTACTTCAGCAAGCCCCATGATTGGGGTGTGATGGATACGAAGACGAGCAAGTGTATTGGACTTGCCGCCGCCACTCGTACCTTCATTGGCGATACCCATAGCCTTTGCCATAGCGGCGTAGTTATTGGTATCAATGGTAGTGATCTCGTTCATGTGTTTTATACTCCTTCTTTCGAGTTAGAATCCATAGTTATATCACGACACGTCTTTGGTGTCAAGCCAGTTGGGGCCAATTTTTGCCTCAAGTTCTAGTGGAACATTGAACGCCAGCCCCCAACGTGTAGCGATCAAGTCAGGCAGCACCCGGTTAGTCTCCTGAATTACTTCGATAACTCTCCGCTCTTCGTCAGGATGAACATCAACCACGATGCTATCGTGGACAGTATTTACCACACAGGACTGCATACTGTCAAGCAGCTTTTCGATGTGCAGCAGAGCAATCGGTACGATATCTGCCGTTGCGAAGGACTGCACAGGATAGTTTTTGATTTGTGTAAAATGAGACACCCGCCCACTTGCCTTGCGGACTACATCAGGAAAGGCGAACTGCCGACCAGATGGGGTAGTAATGTACCCAGTGTTTATAGCCTCTTTAGCCAATCGGGAATGCCATACCCCGATACCTTTGTACTTCTCTGTGAAGTGTGTGTAATACTCTGCCTCCGCTGGCGTTCTCCCGAAGCCCGTTGCGCCGTAAAGCGGAGCGAACGTATGCGCCTTTGCAGTCTGCCTATCCGTAGGTTGACCAGCATCGGTAATAACCTGAGCGGTGTATGAGTGTACGTCAAACCCAGTAGATACTTCATCAATAGCAACTCCATCTTGTGAGAGGAATGCTGCTGCACGAAACTCTAGTTGCGCGAAGTCAGCTTCCATAATCTTGCCACCTTCCCACCGGGATACAAACACCTTCTTCACAGGAAAAGTGCCGCCACGTGGCATGTTCTGCATGTTAGGTTCTGCACCTGACAGGCGACCAGTTGCAGTGCGGTGCTGTAGCAGACGCACGTGCAGCTTGCCATCCTGCTTGGTGAACATCTTGATGCCTTCGACAAACGAGGACAGGTAAGTATCCACTGCGGACAGGCGTCGAACTTTTGACAAGAAGTCTACAGCATCTGTCATTCCTTTGACACGTGCTGCTTTCTCCAATGCCTCAAGGTTTTGCTTGCTCGTGCTGAAGCCATTGGCACTAGCCCACTTAGGACCGGGCGGCTTGAACTTCAGTCCAGCGATCTGCTGCGTAGGCTCAAACAGGTATCCTTGTGCATCGCACACCTGACAACGATTAGGCTTGGCAAAAGGTGTGCCGTCCTTCTTTGTCTTTCGGATGTAGCCTGTGCCATTACAGGACTTACACTGCACTGCTCGTGTCTTGGCAAGTCGCGTAGTGTGTGAGCGTACTAGGTTGTGGAAGTCAGTGTCATCCATGTATGGATCAATGGCTCCGCCCCAATAGCCTTTGTCATTTACTTTGCGACTGTAGATCACCCAAGACAGTTGCTCTGGGCTGTTGAGATTGATAGGCGTATCGCCCATCAGCTTGCGCACGTGTGCTTGCAGGTCAGCGGTAAGCTGGTCACGCTCCTGCTCAAACTCCACACGCACCTCGTCCAGTGCCTTGCTGTCTACTGTGAAACCACGCTGGTAGATACGAGCAAGACATACTGCAACCTGATTGGTCAGGTCAACAGTACCCATGAGACCACTGTCCTTCGGTGTATTCAGACGATACATCAGCTTGTCAGCCAGTTGCTGCGTAGCATGTAGGTCAGCAGACAGATACTCCGACAGTTCATCCAGAGGAATAGTACGTGTGCTGTATCCGCGCTTGAAGTATTCCTTCAAGGTGTCTTGCTTCTTAGTGTCAAGATCGTAGCGTTCCGCACACGCCTCTAGTGAGAGAGGTTCCTTGATGCCACGTTGCAGCACGTACTCTGCAAGCATCGTGTCGAACACAGGCCCATCGTATTTGAACCCACTCTCCCACAGCCATAGTAGATCATGTGCTGCATTGTGCATGATAAGCACAGTGGCCTCGTCAAGATAACTTTGTACCAAGTCAAACGATTGTTGATCAGCAGGTGCTGCCTCTTCATGATCAAACACGACGAGTGTTTCGTCATCCTGATCAGTCAGCATACCCACCATCGTCAGGCTATTGTTCACCTCGAATGGATCAAGGTGCATCTTGCCGTCACGATGTGTGACTGTATTCTCTACATCAAGTGTCAGTTTCATATCTACTCCTTTG